GTTCAATTGGAGTGATGTAATAAGTAAATTTTAAAAACAAAAACAAGAAAAAATGAGTGAAAATTTAACACCAGAACAAGTTGTTGAAAAAATCAACGAAAAGTTCAATGAAACATTGGCTACAATGCCAACAAAATCTGACCTAGATGGTCTTAAAAATGATGTTGATGCCCTTAAAGGATTAGAGGCAAAAAGTCAAGAAATCGAGAAAGCAATCGCACGATTTGAAGGTAAAATGGAAGCAATTGCAGAGAAAGGATTCAAGACAGAGCGCGCACCGCGTTCAATGGGTGAGGCTATTTCTCAGGCTTATGTTGCTAATATCGACAAAATTAAGGAGACAGCTGAAAAAGGCGGAATGATGACACTAGAGACTAAAGCTCTTTATGATACAACAATCAATTCTGATTATTCAGGAAATATTGCATTATCTACATTGGAGCCAGGAGTATCTAAAATTGCTCGTCCAGTTATTAAGATACGTGACATTGTGAACATGGGTACAACAGCATCTAAGTTCGTTACTTACATTTCTCAGTCAGTTCAAACTGCATCTGAGTGGACGGATGAGGCTGGAGTTAAAATTTCAGGTCAACCAGCTTACGAAGAAATCTCAGAAGAGGTTAAGAAAATCGCTGGAAC